TGAGTCTCTTAACTTTGTGCAGACCATAAACGAAGCGCCAGATTTTAACGGCACGTTTGACGACACAGTAGAGTTAGACGACGACGATGCATTGGTGCTGAACACGAGTTTATTGTTTGACGCTGTACTGGGTGATTTTGATGACGCAATCGGTTTATTTGATGGTGGCTCCGGTAACGTAGAAGCATTCGGATACTACTACTTTGCAACTGCCATTGACTTGGGCGCAGTTTACATTTCACGTTGCACGGCTTACGTCGAGCATATACGCTTAGACTATGTTCTATTGTTTGACTCAGCTGAAGGTTTGTTTGACGCTCGGCAAGGCGCCTTTGAAGGCGATGTAAACGCTTTTGACGATACAGACGTACAAATAGAGGCAAGGCATACCCAGGACAACCCAAGCGGCACGCCTACATGGTCGGACTGGCAATCGTTCGCAGTTACTGACATAAGGGCTCGCGCCATTCAGTTTAGAGCTAAGTTAAGCACAACGGATGAGCAGGCCACACCAAAAGTTATCCAGTTGAGCGTTAGTGTAGATATGACTGACCGCACTGTATCTGGGAATGATATTGTGTCTGGTGCTGGCGCAAAGGTCGTAACTTTTGCACAAGGCTTTAGGGAAACACCGGCAATCGGCATTGGCGCCCAGGATATGCAGACTGGTGACTACTACGAAATAACCTCAAAGTCTCGCGCGGGGTTTACAATAACCTTTAAAAATTCATCTGGTACGGCTGTCAGCCGCAGTTTTGATTATGTAGCAAAAGGCTACGGAGTGGAGTTAAGCTAATGTCACAGCACGATATGAACATTGCGAACCAGGGTTTCCCTGCTTTTCGTGAGGATTTAAACAACGCTCTGCCAGCATTGGCGAGCAACAACGCAGGAGCGACAGAGCCTAGCACTATGTTCGCCCATCAATGGTGGGTTGATACATCTGCGACACCAAACCTGCTTAAACAACGCAACACCGACAACGACGCCTGGATAACCGTTGGCAGTTTTGACCAAGTCGCCGATACTTTTAACCTTGCGGTGGCACAAGGCGGCACTGGTTCAACTACGGCATCAGGGGCACGCACCGCCTTTGGTGTTGTAATTGGTACTGATGTGCAGGCAAACTTAGTCTCAGGCACAAACATTAAAACTGTAAACAGCACATCGTTGCTTGGGTCTGGAAACATTGTTGTTGGGGGCAAGGTTGTTCAGGTGGTTAATTTCCAGACTGGTGCTGTGGCTACTGGAACTACTGTTATGCCCGGTGATAATACCATCCCTCAAATAACTGAGGGTAATGAGTACATGACTTTGGCGATTACTCCAACTTCAGCAGTAAATGTTTTACGGATTGACGTGGTATATCAAGCCGCGTCAAATGCAACTAATTATATGACCGCCGCAATTTTTGTTGGTACGACTGCAAATGCCCTTGCCGCAATTACCTCATACAAAGGCACGGCTGCTGATAGTCGTGAGGCTAGAGCATTCAGTCACCGTGTTGTTGCTGGGGTCACAACAGAATTAACCTTTAGGGTTAGATTGGGGAATGCTTCAGCAGGCACGACAACATTCAATGGGGCGAGTGGTATTAGGCTATTAGGTGGTATAGCCGCATCCTCAATTACCATCACTGAATATACCCCAGCATAAAGGATAAACCATGAACATAACCCAAAGCATCCTCCACCTAATCCCAGAAGCACAATTCATGTGCTGGAGCAATAACTACGCTCAGATTACTTGGAACGACACCAACACCAAGCCTCTACCCTCACTGGCAGACCTTGAGCTTGCATGGGTCGACGTACAAGCAGCAGAACTCCAAAGCCAAGCTAACGCAAAAGCCCAAGCCTACCTAGCCTCAACAGACTGGATGGTGCTAAGGCAAGCAGACAGTGGCGAGGTTATGCCTAACAACATCAAAGACGCACGCGCTGCGGCTCGACTGGAGATTAAGCCATGACCTTTGAACAATGGTTTGCCTCATTAGACGGTGGGTATGACAGCTACGAAGACTTATTAAAAGAGTGCTGGGAAGCGGCGCAACAACAGGAGATTAAATAATGGCTGCATCATTAACTAGTACAGACTTAACCTTAGATAACACTTCAGGCGCTAGCATCCCCGGCACTCCATCGGCAGGGCAGACTGTAATCTATCCTAAAGACGATAAGCTGCTTTATTACAAGGATGATGCTGGGGTTGAGAGGTTGGTAAACGTTACGGCTGCTAATGTTGTTGGGGAACATGAGCTGGTCGCAGCTGCCTAATTATTCGGCCAGACTAGAAGCCACACTGAAACATACCAAAATGCGGTGTTTGCATGACCAGCATGGTAAATTTTATAGGTCTATTTCCGACGCTGCAAGAATGATAGGCTCGTCTGGAAGCAACATCAGAAAACAACTGACCGGAAAAGCACATCATGTAAAAGGGTATATTTTCACAGACGCAATAGTCAAAGGCGACACAGCACAAGCGCAGGCATACATTGATGAATGTCTGGTAGTAAAGGCTAAGTATCCTAAATGACTTATCTAGCGCTTGGCGGCTGGTACATTGCATCTAGCGCCTTGGGGTTTTACATTCTCTGGATTTTCTACCTTGCAGTGATGAACTTAAAGAGGGTTAAGGATGCCGGTCTGATGACTAAGACCGCAATGGTGTTTGGTTACCCGATTTTGCTTGCGGGTTGGCTGGTTGACTTTATAATCAACGCAATGGTTTTAACGTTGTTATTGCTCGAGTGGCCAAAAGAAATGACGGTAACTGCTCGTTTAAAGCGTCACAACGCAACAAGCACTGGCTGGCGTAAAGCTGTAGCAGTGTGGTTTGAACCCTTGTTAGACCCTTACGACCCCAGCGGAGACCATATTTAAATGGAAAACATAGACCCGATTCAATACGGCCGTTTGATTGCTCAAGTTGAGAACTTGACAACTAAAGTGGAGTCGATGGACACGGACATCAAAGAGCTGCTTGCCCTGGCGAACAAAGGGCGTGGTGGTTTTTGGATGGGCATGACAATCGCATCTATGTTGGGCGGTGGCCTTACTTGGGCTTTGAGCCACTTTAGGTAATGCTGCTAGAGCTTGCTGCTGCCAACGCAGCCTTTGCTGTCATAAAAGAAACCATCGCCAACGGTGGTGACATCATGTCGGCAGGTCAGCACATCTTTAAGTTCTTTGATTCCAAGTCAGAGATTTCTAAGAAGGCAAGCGGGTCAGGCTCAGACTCAGAAGCATTCTTTGCGCTTGAACAAATCAAGCAGCACGAGATACAGATCAAAGAAATGTTCATCTACCAAGGCCGGCCAGGTCTGTGGGATGAGTGGCTTGCATTTCAGGTGGAAGCCCGAAAAACCCGCGAGGCTGTGGCTCGCGCTATAGTTTTAAAGAAGCGCAAGCGCATACGGGCAATTAAAGACGTGCTGACTGGCATTACAGTGTTCTTGTTGGGTGTAACAGGCATTGGGGTGGCGCTGCTAATCGCGTGGGTTGTTGTAACAAAGGTGATTAAATGATTCCAATACTGACTTCGCTTATATCACTGGGCAGCACGTGGATGGAGGGCAAGCAAAAGCAAGCCGAAGCCCAGTCTGCCGCTGCTATCGTTGGCATCCAAGCCCAGGCCGACATACAGAAGGCCAAGGCAATTTCAGCGACTCGAATGGCGGAGTCTGGCCAGGCGCAGGACTTTGACTTAGACAAGATTGCTATGGAGCAAATGGCTAAGTCTTGGAAGGACGAATTCTTGTTGATTGTGTTCCTGACGCCAATGATTATGGCGTTCATCCCATCGCTGGCGCCTTACTCGTTAAACGGCTTTGAGATTATTGACAAGATGCCAGAATGGTACAGGTACATCATTATTGGGATGGTTATCGTCATCTACGGCCTGCGTGGAATGGTTAAGCAGCTGGCGGCCAGCAAACTGAGTCTGCCCAAATAAAAGGAGTACGTCATGTCATTCTGGCTGCCTGTTGTTTTTATTTGCCTCAGTGGCGGCAATTGCGGGTTTGCCAACGGCAGATTGTCTGTTTCTATTGAACAGTGCGAAGCCCAAAATTTTCAAGTTAGACGTAAGTTAGCAACCAACACTGAAGTTGCCGCGTTTGATATGACTTGCATTGAAATAAAACCAAAGGCGGCT